ACGATCACGAGTCACCGCCCATCGGTGACCAGGTCTGCTGATCGTCAGACGCCTCAGCGAGAACAGCGCCACCGCCCCGCCCGGACTCGAACGGAGACCGAACGTGCAGGGTTCGGGACCGCATCCAGCTGACCCGCTGCAACGCCTGCTTCGCCCGCGGCCCCAAGGTCATGGCCCGCTCGTTGAGGTTGGCGACGATCCCGTCCTGCTGCACCTGGTTCGCATCCAGACGAGTGTTGAGGTCGTACTGGCCGGCCTCCCACGCCGCCTGGTACGCCACCGCCTGGCCAAGCCAGTGGACGTCCCGCGGCCGGATCCGAGGCGTGTCCGCGTAGATCCGGTTGCAGAACATTTCGATGCTGGCCTGCGCCTGGGCAAGCTGCTGCTGGGTCACGGCCACACCAGTGGCGTCGACCTGCTGCGGGGTTGCCCAGGCGTCGACCATGTCAGCCCTCGTCGATCTTCTGGCGGGGGGTGGTTGTCTTCTCCGGCTCCGAGTCCATGACCGACGGCACAACCTCGACGCTGTACCGCAGCGAACGCGAGACACCGTCTGCGGTGAGCTCGGCACCGTCGAAGCGCACGTCGCCGCGCGGGTGGAGTCCGCGCTGGATCGCGTCCTGGAGCGTGGCGCCCTTGTTCGGGTCGTGCTCCGGCCCGTCCTCGTCCCCGAGCTGGCCGCCAAGGACCACGAAGTCCTTGACGTACCGGGTGCCGTCCGAGCCGTCAGCCGACCGCTTGGCGACCTCCGCCTCCTGCTTCTCGGTGGCCTTCTTCGCCGCCGCCATCATCAGATCCCGACGAGAACGGCTGCGGCCTTCGGGTGACCGAGGGCGAACGCGCGGCGGGCGCGCATCTTCAGGATCGACTCGTCCGTCAGCGCCGACAGACCGTCACGGCCGTCGATGAAGATGGACTCCGGACCCGACCGGCGGCCCAGGCGCAGGAAGTCCGCGTTCGCGACGACGAGGACCGGCTTCCCAGACGGGGCGTCGGTCGCGGTCGCGGAGATCCGGCAGCCCAGCGACCAGCGCACCGGCAGGTCGAACAGGGTGTCGGGGGTGCCGCGGTCGCCCTGCTGGCCCTGCACGAAGATCGGCTGGCCCTGCAGGTCCTTCACGGCACGGAGGGTGGCACGGAAGCTCGGGTGGGCAATGACGACCATGCGAGACAGGTCGAAGTAGTCGCCACCCTCAGCCTTGCCGAGGACCGCGGACAGGTCGTCGTAGCTGGGGCCGGCCGAACCGGCAACGGTGATGTTGTCGTTGGCGGTGTAACCGAGACCCGCGTTGGTCTGGGTCAGCGTGTAGTACACCGACTCGAACGGAACGCCCGTACCCACGGCCGCGGAGACGGCGAGGGTGGCGTTGTCGAGCAACTTCGCGTAAGAGGTTGCCCAATCCTTCTGCTTGGTCGTGAGGATGTTCGCGAGCGAGTCGTCGATGTCCTCTTCGGCGATACGGATCGCCTTGCCGAGCTTCTTCGCGGTGAGGACGATGTCGTCGTTGGTGGACGTGTCCTCGCTGTACGCGCCGCCCTTGTCGACGACGGAGACGCCGACACCCGCGGACCGCGGGATGCTCTTGGTGTTGGAGCTCATGGGCTCCGGCGAAGCGAGGGACTCGACAGCGGACATCTGGTCGACGCGCTGGATGACCTCGGAGGAGTCCTCTTCCGGGATCCAGGCTTCGAAGGTATTGCGAGCAGGCATGGTGATCTCCTCAGGCCCTCAGGTCGTCAGCTAGCGCGTCGAGTGCGTCGGCTACGCCGAGGAAGTTTGCGTAGGCGTCGGTACCGGTCCCGATCCACGCGGCTTCGATGGCCGCGTAACTCCGGCGCTCAGCGGCAAGCAGGGTGGCCGCATTGGCGAGGAGTTCTTTGGCAACCGAGTCGAAGGTGCTCTGAGGCACTGCGTTGGGCATGCGAGGCATCTCCTCGTTGGGAGCCGCGATGGGGGTTGGGGTAAGCGGTTTGGCTCGGGCCCCATCACGGGCGCCTTCGCAAGCAAGGCGGTGGGCTGATCCGATCACCGAATCAATTCACCTGATGATGAATATACCTTCGATTGTCAACCCGTGCGGCCCAGGACACGCATCGCGTGCTGCTCCGCCGACGACTTCGCCTTCTCCTCCGCCGGCTTCCGATCCGCCGCCGTCGGCCGGACCTTCGGCTTCGCCTTCGCGGCGGTCTGGAAGAACTCGGGGTACTCGGCCTTGACGCGGTCTATCTCCGACTCCAGGCCGACGACGTCACCGTCCTCGTCAACTGACAGGCCGTCCATTTCGAGGAGGCGCAGCACACGGTCTGCCGGGCCGCTGACCCCGGCGTCGGAAAGAGCGGCGCGGGCCGCGGCCTTGACGAGCGGGGCGCGGAAGCGGGACTCGCCTTCCTCGCGGGCCTCACGGAGAGCCTTCTCGTGCTCCGTCTCGTTGGTGCGGGTCTTCTCCTCCAGCTCCTTGGCGCGGAACCGGTTGCGCTTGGCGTCCTCGTTGGCCTTCTTCAGTGCCGCCTGAATCTTGCGCCACTCCGCTTCGGACGGCGGCGTGAACTCCTCGGCGGCCGGGGCCTCGGGCTTGGCGGGCGGCTTGGGCTTCGGGGCTTCGTCCTCAACGTCGCTGTCATCGTCGTCAGCGTCGGTGGACGTGTCGTCGTCCTCGCCGTCGTCATCACCGGCGTCGTCGCCGTCAGGTGCGCCTCCGGCGATGTTGTACACGGGGCGGCCGGCGACGTAGCCGATGACCGTCTTGGGCGGCAGGCTGATCCCGACCGGGCGTGCGGGCACGGTGTCGGTGAGGTCGGTGTGGTTATTCATGGGTGCTCCCATCTCGGGGGTGGTGTGGCCCATCACGGGCTATGCGGTAGGTACGGATCTGTTGGCGAAACGGCCGGCTCGCACAGCTGTGGCGGCGAACTCCTCGACGCTCTTGGGGAGTCCGGCACCGGTACGAAGGAGTTCGCGGGCGGCACGGATGCGGGCGGCGTTGGTCTCGGATGGCAGCGACCAGCCGCGGGCCACCGATCGGCGGGCTTCGCGGCGCAGCGACTCAGGCAGGGATGGCACGCCTTCGACAGCCCACGAGTCTTTCCACGCCACAACACGGCAACGGCAGTGCGGGTGAAGAGGCGGTGCGGGCAAGTCGTCGCCGCGGCCACGCTGGGTCGGGTCGAACGACAGGCCGCCCGGGAAGTCGTCGCCGACGTCGACTACGTGCCCGGCGTAGGCGGCACAGTTGACGCACGCGTCACGCTCGGCGATCCACAGCTTGCGGGCGCCGACCGCCCGGATTCCGGCGATCAGGCCCTCGTTGACGGCCTGGTTGACGACCCACGTCACGTTGGTGCGGATACTGGCCACCGCCCCGCGGGCCGTACCGATCGCCGATGCCACCGCCGACCAACGGCGCGCTCTTGCCGGGCGCAGCAACGCCAATGCCCGGTCCCGCCGCTCGTCGACAGCTGCCGCAACCCGTGCGGTGGCGCCGCGGAGACCACGAGACGGGCGTGCGGGGAGCGGATCGTGCCGGCCGCCGCCGACCTGCCGCAGCCACTCCGAGCCCTGCCGGGCCCCGAGCATCACCGCGTCCGTCAGCGAATCCTCCATGGTCTGCTGCGCACGAATGCCGACGCCCGCCAGGATTCGGCGGATCGCAGCCCGTACCGCGGACAGGATCCGGCGCAGCAGCGACGGGTTGGCGGCTTCGGCGTCGGGGCTGCCGAACGCACGGGTCCACGCCACAACGGTGCGGCGCACCAGGGCGGTGAAGTCCGTGTCGACGCTACCCGTGGCCTGGCCGATGATGCGGTTCTCGAACGCCTCGACAGCGTCGGTGTGGTCGCCCTGTACGAGGCGGGCGAGCTGCTCATTGTCGGCCATCAGGTACTGGCCTCCACTCCGGCGAGGAGCTCGATGTCGGACAGGGCACCGGACAGCAGACCCTGGACCTGCTCGGTCGTGACGACACCCAGGGCGGAAGCGGCGCCGAGCTTCTGGGCGGAGTCGGCAACCGTGGCCAGGATGTCGACGCGGCGCTGGAGTTCGGCGTCGTCAACCCCTTCCAACCAGGCGTCGACCTGCTCCTGGCGATATCCGGCCTCCAGCAGCACCTGCTTGCGGGGGACGCCGTTGCGGACCTTCTCAGTGGCGGTCTGCCACCCGGTCTGGTCCTCGACGGTGGCCGCGGGTACCCAGCGGACATCGACGGTGGCGTCGTCGTGGCCGAGGAGCTTGAGGGCGAAGGTGAACACCTCACGCCACGTGGCCCCGAAGCTCATCTGCCGGTTGCGGATCTTCTTGACGAACGGGGCTTCCTTCGCCCGGATGCTCTCTCCGGACGGCACTTCACCCTGCGGGTCGAACAGGTGCAACGGCGTGGTGGTGATCTGCGCCATCGCCCGAACCTCGAACATGATCGGGTCGAGGAACACGCTGGGGTTCGCGGCTTCGAACTGGCCAACGTTCTTGTAGCCGCGGAGCAACCACACCTCACCCGGGCCGGCCTTCAGGGCGCTGTCATCACCGGTGTCGGTCGGGCCGGCACTCGCCTCGTCGGTCGGGAAATCATCGAAATCGCCCGGCTCCAGGTCCGACGTGTCCGTCGTCGCTGCGTCCGTGAGGGCGTACCGCTGCGGGAAGCCTTGGAAGTCGACGGTTCCCATGTGCGTGATGCTGAGCTTGTTGATCGCGTTCTGCGGCCCGTAGGCGCCGCGGTGCTCGGCCTTGCCGTAGGGGCGGGACGTGCGGAAATGAAAAGCGGGCGGCCGACCGTAGTCGTGCTCGATGATCCACGACTCCTCGCCACCAGCCTCGGGGTCGTCGGGGTCTTCAGCGGTCAGCCAGTGGTGCCAGTCCGCCTTCGCTGTGCCCTTCGAGCCGGGCAACGTCGTCCAACGCTCGGTCCGGTCGTCGTAAAAGAGTTCCGCCCGGTGGACCTCGCCGAGGCTGGTCTTCTCGCACCACCGCTTGATGACGTAGTCGATCTCGCGGGGGTTCTCGGCGGAGTAGATCGCGCGGACAGTCTGCGGCGAGTTGTAGTGCATCTCGACGCCGGTGACGGTGCCGTGCTCGTCTTCGGTGGGGAGGACGATCAGGTAGGCGTCGCCGAGGGTGCAGGCGTGGCAGTGGATGTCGGGCGCTTCGAGGTCCAGGCCGTTCGCAGCCCACAGCTCGGAGATCAGCTCGGTGTGCTCGTCCTTTACGCCGGTGATCGCGGCGATCTCCAGGCGGTCGACGATCGCATCGACGGGCGTCTTCGCGAAGTTGAGACGGAAGTCCACACCCGTGTCTTCAAGGGCGCGGCGCAGCCGGGCCGACGCAAAGATCTCGGGGACGTCG